TTCTTTCGCTGACCCACTAATCAGGATCAAGGTGCATCAAGGCTGCTGAATTGCCGTGTCGTTGTACGTAAACAGGAAGAAGCAAAGATAGCGCGAACGCGCCTCGTAGGTTCTCCCGGCCTGACACAAGTTTGCAAACCAACCGCATCCCCTTGCATTGTATTGTGCCACGCAGTCGGCACGATATGGTCCGGTCACGCAGATGGCACTATCTACCATGGCGTGGAAACTGGTGCGCCTGCCTACGCGGGCACAGTGACTGTTGGAAGCCCGCCAGTCATCAGGATGGCGGAAGATCGCACGGCACTAGCAATTGCTTCCAACGGTACCGGTTACACAGCAACAGTTGGTGGCGGCGTTGTTAACGCTAACTTCGGAACAACCATTAACTTCGATCCTTCGTCAGTATGCGTACTGGATAACTACACGGTATGGGCCGGTGCTACCAATCTTTACGCCAATCAGTCCGACAAAATGTATACGTCCAACCCGCTTGCACCAGCTACTGTTGATGCGCTGGCATTCGCCGTAGCTGAAGCAAGGGCAGACGGCATACTTGATGTAGTGACGCTCAGTCGCACGTTCTGGCCGTTCGGCACCCGGTCAGTTGAAATGTGGTACGATCAAGGTGGCAGCACTGACTTTGCTTTTACCCCGTTCACCAACTCCCTGATTGAAGTTGGACTGGCAGCACGTCGCACACTCGCCAGTATGCATGGCATGGCAGTATGGGTGGGGACAGACCGTCGCGTATGGATGGGTAGAGGGCAGTCGGCACAACCGATATCACCGGGCTGGATTGATATGCTGTTGCAGCAAATCAATCTTCAAAACCTGACAGCATATATGTACGCTCAAGGGGGTGACGAATTTTACATGCTGACCTTGGAAGGTTCATGGTCAGTTGAGCTAGCCATTTCGACAATGACTTGGGTCTACCGCCAGACTTTAGGCAGGCTGGATCACGCCAGTCGATGTGCTGTGGAACATGATGGTGGCACCTGTTACGTCGGTCTTGATACCGGTGAGGTCTGTACATTGGACCTATCCACAGCTAGCGAACCAGCGGGGCAGATGCAGCGTTCTATCATTACCATGTGGATTGGTACGCAGGAAGCCCGGCACGTTACCAACCAGATTGATGTTACTAGCTACATGGGACCGGACGCTGGACCGTTTACGCTTGAGTGGTCAGAAGATCGTCAAGCTACTTGGAGGGGACTTCGCACAATCTTGTGGCCTGAACCCGGCATTCGTCGCGCTATCGCGAGGGCGTTGGGTACTACGCGGCGCAGGCAGTTCAGACTGAGCTACCAAGGCGCAAAAGCGCCATTTGAAATAGATGAATTTTTTATACAAGTCAGCGAGGGTGCCTAACGTTCCCAAGGATACGTAGGTTTAAGATACAAATCAAAATCGTTCAGACTGAACGTGAAGCTGACAGTCACGTTGCGGCCTAGCAGTTTGATATTGTTATCTTCCGGCTTGTGCGACTTGAAAACCATGGCGTACATGTGGTCCGCAATCGGGATCGCATGGTTGTGTAATACTGAAGCACCATGGATGGCAGTCTTGTGTGACGTTGAAGTAAGATCATCAACCAGCATGGCTATCTTGTTGTCTTGAACTTTCCCTTCAATCCAGTTTCTTTTGCCGTAAGGCTTTTGTTCTTTCCTGATTGAAAAGACATTTACGCTATGGCCGCGATTGTAGCAAGCAATCGCAATGCTGGTCAGCAATGGAGTTGATGCGCTTTCGACACCGCATAGCTGAACAACGCCAGCTTTGATCGGTGCTTCGTACTTTAATAAAAAATCCTGAACAACGATGTTCAGGATTTTAGGATTGAACAGCGCAGCCCTTAGATAGAACTGCCACCGGTAGTACCCGCTGCCTTGGTTCTTGTAGGAAGGAAGTTCTTTGCTGCCTTCAGGTACTCTGGCAATGCAGTTGTCGTTTATGAACTTGCGGGCAAACTCACGGTCGCCTAGTGTTCCCATGGGTAGGCTTTTCTTAGTCGGTCTGTGTGACAGGGGTAGACCACGGAAAAGTTGTTGCTGGACCATTGGACGTTAACGGTGTCTCGCTCCACGGAAACGACAATGCCTCTGTCTTTGTCGGTGTCTGAAACAACTGCATCACCCTCGTTGTATGGGTTGCTCCAAGTCTGCATGGTACCCCGCTAGTTTCTGGTTCGCCGCACGCACATATGAAGGTCATGATGGCTGTTCCTATCAAGAGAGTGCCGCCACCGCCACCCATCGCTCAAAACGATCCGGTGTTTAACCGGTGGCTTCACGATCTAACGTCATTCATTCAGGAAGGCGGCGGCATCGCGCCCGATACGATACCGGGGTACGACACTTTACTTTCGACTGTAGCCACACATTCAATTCAGATTTCAAGTCTTATCGTTGACGTTGCTGACAACACAAGCGACATTGGTGTTCATACGTCACAGATAGCAACGCACACAAGTCAGATAGCAACACACACAAGTCAGATTGCATCCCATACTGCAAGTATAACTGCGAATACGACAGCCATAGCTACAAATACAGCGAACATCGCTAGCAATACCAGTTCCATCAGCACGCTAGCCAGCAGAGCACAAATACGAAACGGGACTACTACACCCGCCGCCGGTCTTGGTGCTGATGGTGATTGGTTTGCTAACACAGCGGCATCGCATATCTATGTCAAGGTTTCAGGGGCTTGGGTTCTGATTGTATGACCAAGGCCACTCAACTGGCGGCAATATGTAGCTGTCAACGATTTCTTGGAAGTGGGTTAGCGACCGCGCGACTTGATAGCTGTTACCCAACGCTTCCCAACGTGTTTGAAAGTGCTTCTGTGCATCTGACTGCTTGCCACCTTCGTCTTTTAATTCGATAGCGATGGCGCAATAAGGGGTGAACATCAGGAAGTCAGCAACGCCGGGCATCACACCCATGCGCTTAAACTTCTGTGCTTCCGCGATGTTGCGATTGCCGCCATTCGGAACATGGAAGATCAGCAGTTCAGGGTAAGTGTTCTTCACCCACTGCCAGCAATGCAGATGTACTTCGTGTTCAGAAATTTGGCGGGAAAAGTCCTTGAGCGACGGCTTCTTTTTCACGGGCTTTGACCCATGTTTCAACGGCTTCTTTAACCCCTTCGGCGCGATCTTCGACGGCATCATGGTTCCTGACTAGCCAATCAAGGCGTGCGGCTATGGCGGTGCTCACTCGCGCCGACACAACAACGGTTCGATTGCCTCTTACTCTGTGTTTGGTCATGCTGATTTCTTCTGCTATATTCAGCCATCTTAATGTATACACTTTAGGAAGTCAACGCCATGGGATTAGCTGATGGTATCGGCGGCCTTATAGGCAACCTGTTCGGAGCATCCAACGTTGGTGACGCTGTACAAGGCGGCGTAAGCAACGTTAATCAGGACACATGGGCCGGTGTTCAACAGGTAACGCCGTACAATGCTGTCGGAGCAAGCTACCTTGGACCGGTCGCTGAAAATCTATTGGGTACCGGGGCGGGTTCCCAGAACATCGGCAACGCGCGTATCAATGCTAGTGCGAACCCGGTTGACTTCGAAGATTTTGCAAAAAATTACAACACATCAGAAGGTGCGCAGTACCTTATGGACACCGCGCGAACGGTGCAGGACAGCACTGCGGCTTCCAGAGGTGGTTTGTTGTCAGGTTCTAACATCCGCGCTCAAACCACGCAGCAGATGGGCATCGCCAATCAGGACTTGATGGACCATTACAAAGCTACGCTGCAAGGACAGCAACAGGACTTCCAGCAGCGCGAAACCTCCTACCAAAACCTGTACGGTCAGGAAGCCATGGGGTTGCAGGCGGGTGTCGCCGCAGCAGGCACCTTTGCGCAAGGTGCCCGTGCTCTTGGCAGTCTAGCTTCAACTCAAGCAACTGCTGCTGCTGGTCAGAGTAATGCGTTCGGTTCTGCCTTGGGTAATATCTTCAAAGGCATCGCAGCATTCATTCCCGGCGCTTCTTTGATCGTCAACTAACTTACTTGCGCCTTGCCCGCAGTTCTCTTTCAACTGCAACGCGCATGAAGTCGCCTTGATACTCACCAATTTTCAACGCCTTGTTAACGCGGTCCAAAAAACCTTTGGGCATGCGAACAATGGTCTTGTCCGGGTACATCAGCGGACGACCGTTGGGACGTTTAGCAATCAACTTCTTCTTAGTAGCAGTAGCCATTTCAGTTTCCATTTTTACTTCCTCATTCTTTCAGCACTATAGCCTTCTGCGTCAAGCGGTAATCCCTCAGTCCAAGACCGGGGGCGGCGCATGATCGCACGCATCTGTTCTTCCCGTTGCTTGGCAACTTCAATTGGGGCAATCGCCACAATACTATCGTATACATCAAGAAGTAAAGTGATATCGGGAAGTTCTTTTTCGATATCGTACTCGCAAGCGGTAATGATATCGCGCGTCATGGACTGACAGGATATCTCCAACAGACTGCCACCGAATACTTTCTGTGGCAGCATCGCGCCAAACTTTGCGCGGAAGAAACCCATGTTGCCATCCTCACCAACGAATACAGAATAGTGTGGGATGCTGCGACCGCTTGGAAGCGTCATCCAAATCGTGGTGCCGTCTTTTGTCAAAGCAAACTTGCCAGCGTAGAACACCCGGCCCGGTAGTTCATAGAAGCAGTTGGTCCATGCTTCTTTCAAACTATTCCACAGCTTGACCAGCAGCGGGTTCGCTTTGCGATAATCCCTGATGGTGTCTTGCGCTACTATGTCAGTGACAGACATTCCCATGCGGCGCATGTGCGCCTTGTAGGTTTTCCAACCAAGCTGGTAGTTGCCACCTAGCGTGATGGTTTTGCCGTTGTATCTTTCCTTGGGGTGGGTTTCCCTTGTGGCGCTCTGGGGCAGATGCCACATGGTAATAGCGTTGTGCATGTAAATATCACTACCGGGTCTGGATATGATGGCAAGACGTTCACTGTCACCGGACTGCCACAAGGCCAGACGTAACTCTGCGTTGGACAAGTCGTTATCAACAATCGCGTACCCGTTCGGCGCAACAATGCATCCGCGTAGCGCATCTGTGAGTGCAGTATTGTCATATCTGAACCCTGCCTTCAGCCCCGCTATCACTTCATCAGCATCATACTTACCAGATGGTCGCGCGATGTTGAACATGTTCGCGCCTTCGGATGTGCCGCGACCGGAGCGAGCACCATAGTATCTTGTAGCGTCCTTGTACCAGCCATTCACATGCCGGTTCAGAAGTGCCTGCGCTTTCGTCGGTGCAGACCCACCACTTTCCTGCACAATCTCCAACACTATGCGAACGTCTGGATGTAAGTCAGGGTTCTCTAATGCTTCAGCGACTTCGTGTTTCTTGGTACTTTGTAGCGGAATAAATGATTTACTGAAATCTGCCGCCATTACTCTGTTAGCCCACTGAAGAATGCGCTGGCGTTGGGTCACGGCGGTCACCACGTTGTCGGTGAGTTCGCGTAACTGCGTAGACGCTTCCATTTCAATTTCAGTACGGCGGGCTGCGATGGCGGACGCAAGCTGAAGGTCAATCGGCAACCCGATATCGTTCTTGCGCCATGACCGTTCGAATATGATCCGTTCTTCCGGCCCTAGTTCTGGCAGCAGTTTGTCTACAGTCATCAGGCAGTTTACATCCTGCACGTTGTACTGAAGCAGCCCGTAGAACTTCATCACATCTTCATCGAAGGTGCCGTCGCGCGTCGGCTTGCATGTTGCCATCATCAGCGCCCGGCCACGCTTATCCTTGCCGGGTAAGTTCAATGCCGTGCATAGGCTTTCCAGCTTACCCGGTAGCGATAGCGACTGTGCTCGCGCCATGGTGCAGGACACCTTGGAAACCGGACAACTATTCAGGAAGGGATTTTGTCCGATTAAAATGCTGATATCGAACGCGGCGTGGTGGGCCACGATCCGGTCGCACGCATGCAAGTCTGCATAAAGCTGGCTGATAGGGTGGCTACCCAAGTGAGGGTGGATCGGGCAGGCAGTTTTCATGGTACCGCGAAAATGCCATACCGCTGTGGTGATCTGGGTGGAAGGGTCCGCCGCGTAGCGTCGGGCACCGACTGCCTCTAGGTCCGCTCGCGACCGGGTTTCAAGGTCAACGTAAAGCATCAGGCACCAGCCATTCGCTGTGAGAAGGCCAGCTTGGTCTGCCGTAGCGGACCATGTAGCGGGTAGGTCTGCCGTACTGCGTTATGAGCGTGAAAAGGGACGATAGTCTGGTTGCTGTGTGGAACATGGTCACCTCACAAAAAACCCCGGAAGGGCAGGCAGGCACCTTCCGGGGTCCGGGTCATCCCGCCGGGACGCATCACTGACGCGACGGGAAGCCCTGTGGCGCGGCAAAGTTGGGCGGGCTAGCGAACCCACCCTGCTGTGCCGGGGGCTGCACAGGCGGCGGCGCGAAGCCCATCTGGCTAGGCGGCAACACCGTGGTCTGCCCGAAGCCGGGGAAGCCCGCCGCCGGGGACTGCGCCGGGGGACCGCCAAAACCCTGCTGCGGCGCACCACCGCCACCGTAGCCGGTCACGTTCAGACCCTGTGCCTTGGCCTGTTCCATCAGTTCAGCAGCACTGACCGAATTGCCGATAGCGATTTCCTCGCCCGGTGCCATGAACATGACGTTGTTGCAGTAGCACTTTACAGCACGGGGATTGTTGCTGTTGACCGCCAGCGCAATGCCGATAGCCACGTAGTCGCCGGGCTTGACTTGGGCACGGTTCATCAGGGGCACCGGCACACCGTTCTGATTGATGGTGACCGTGATCGGTGACGTAGACGATCCAGTCAGCACCCACATGCCCTTGCGCCATTCGGCCTGTGCTCTGCCGGGATCGGTAATGTCACCATCCTTGACCGGCCAGCCAATCTGCGGGAACGGGGTGTGGGACATTGCCGCCGTATACAGTTCTTGGGCGGCCTTGGTGTAGTCACCAAGCACCGGTTCTTCGAACCAGTTCGCGCGGGTCTTGGGGATGATGACAGTGACTAGATAGTTAGGTTTTTCGGTCGGCTTGCCCATGTACTCACGGGAAGGTTCCCAGAGATTGCGCATGCCAAGCATGCGAGCGTTGAAAATGGTAGCCTGCTTGTAAACACGTTGCGCCATGATGGTTCTCCGTTCAAGGGTTCAAAGTTCAGCGATAACGCTATTGCATAGTCTGGCAGCATGGTCAATAGGTTTTGATAAATTTTTTCCCCAAAAATTTTTAGGATGGCTTCCCCACACTATCCAACTTGGCACTTCCGCCAGCGGCGTGAAATCCTGCCGCATAGAATGCAGCCGCCAATTTGCGCTGTTCTTCGGTAGCATCTTCCCACGCTGGCAACGTGGTAATCATCTTCCGTAAAAGTTCCCACGTATTTTTTACCGACTGTTGTAGGTTCATGTTAGTAGCTCGCCTTCAATTCGGCTTCCGGCTTATGCGAAGCCACCTCAACATATTGCGCAGCTTCGTTCGAAAGTTTCTTCGCCGCCGCCGGGGTAACCGGCTTAACACCCTTCGAACCCGCAAGCGCCCATAGCTTTTCAGCAGCTTGACGTTCATCATTCCAAGCCACCCATTTGCGCATGGGTTTAAGATCAGCACCGTCAACGGTTGCACCGGCTTTCATCCGGTCTGTTAGTTCTCTTTCCAGCATTTCTTTCATGTCGCCAACGGCGCGAATGATCCGCAGCATGCGCAGCAGTTCAACCGGCAGCATGCTTTCAGGGTTGCGTGAAATAGCACCCATCAGAAAATTAGCGTCCTGCGACATGGCAGGGCATTGCGAGAATGCAGGACACCAGCGGCACTGCGGTCCGGGTATTGGTGGACCTTCATACGCAATGGCGCTTAAACAGAGTTGCTTGTGGGCTTCGACTTCTGCGCGACTGTGGATGTGCTGCTTGAAGCCGTCTTGCTGTTCTGGGTTGATTTTGTTCATCCAGCTATTCGGCTGGAAGATGACAAGCCTGAACCAGTCAACATCTTTGTATTGGTCCAAAAACGTCGCAGCGTAAGTCAACATCTGTTTGTTGTCTTTTGCTTCAACATCCCAACTACCGTTTTTATAATCGACCACGGTAATCATCTTCTGTGCGACGTGACCGAAGTCGAGTTGACCCCAACAACCTTTGGTCAGGAACACACGTTCTTCGATGAAGATGTGACCGGCACCTAGCTGCTGAACGTAGTCAATGATGTAGGTCGCTACCGCTGCATCCGGCATGTTCTTGAGTTCAACCCACGGTGCCGGGGGCGGCGGTATTTCTCCAAATCGTAGGGCGCGTTCCACCACCCCATGCACACGGGTACCCTCCAGTGCAGCAGGGTTTGGTCGTTGAGGAATGTTTTGCGATAGCTTGGCAGACGGCGGACACGCCAGCCAGCGTGCGGCAGATGATGGGGCATAGATTGCGTGTCCGTTCATTGGTCCTCGTCTTTATCTAGCTGGCTTTGTATTTTAAGCAGTAAGTCATCAGCTTCTTCAGGTGATAGCCACGGGTTAATAGGCACAGTCATCAGAAGTTTGACTTTTGCAAACAGATGTTGAGCGCGATTGCGAGCCTGTCCCCGGTCCTTGGCATTAACCTTGATTGCAAATCTGAAGTATGTCCCATCAGGAAGCGTTACTTCGCCACCCTGTATCCATTCCGGTTCTTGCTTGTCTATCAACGTGTAGCGAAACAACCCCTCTTTGATCCGTTCGCAATCAATAATCTGGCCCTTGTTTCGCAACTCTCGAATAGGCCGCGAGTAATCCAACGCAATGTGGGACAGATGCTTGTTGGTCTTTGGACCTTCTTTAAGGGCGCTGTGAATTTTAGTGACTTGCGTTTCTATGCGGTCATCCTCACCGGGCGGCAAGGGGCTTCTGTTCCATTTACCCATGACCAAAAGCCCCTAACCATTAACCCTGAATGCCAAGCTGCGGCGCAAGCTGCTTCAACTGCGCTTCGCTCATGCGCGGAACGAAGATTTGCTTGATCTGGTCAAGCGTAGCGTTGGCGGCTTCCGGTCCAATCTGCTGACGGAACCAGATTGCGATAGCGTCGGTGGACTGACCGGTTTGGATAGCACCGTCGATCCGTGCGACGATTGCCGTGACCAGCGGATGGACTTGAGAAGGCGGCGGCGTAATGCCGTTAGCGCCGGGGAAGCCAGCGGGCGGCTGCACAGCGACCGGCGGCGGCGTGAATTGCGGCTGCGCCTGCGGCGGCGTGTTAGCAGCAACGGCGGCGGTCACTTCCTCCACCGTCATTTCCGGTTCGTCACCTTTCTTCCGGCGGGTTGACTTGCCGCTGGTGCGGAATGCTTCCATTTCATCCCAAGTCTCAAATTCAACAGTGATCTTCATTCTATGTCTCCAACCCGTTTTGTCTGATTAACCGTCGCACCAATGAACGGGCTTGTAACTCGCTGCGATGGTCTGATGATGTAACGCTGCAAACGATCAGTGGTAAACCACGTACTTTAACTTTGTAGTGCTTGCCGCCGCGCTCAACTCGATAGTCAAGTTCGGCAGTTTCCAGTTCGTCTACAGTTACGCTAAGGGCACTCATACCTGATGGACCTTGCCAGCCCTGTCATACCAACCTTTTATTGTTATACGACCGTTCGATGCCTTTAGCAAGTATACGCTAGCGATATCGCGAGGTAAAAGTTCATAGGGCCATTTCACTGTCGCGTATTTCGTCGGAATGTGCCAGTCACCGTCGCCGTTCATGAACGGTTTTTCGTAGACTTCCTGCCACGGTTCAGCTTTGAGAATATCGGTGATGTTGATTAGTTCATGCGTAGCGCCGGTTTCGCTTAGGTCTTTGCCGGGCTTTTGTGTGCTGGTGTTGTCGTATCCACAGTGAGGACAAGTCGGATGCAACCAAGTTGCGTATATTCCGTTGCAAGCTGCACATGCTTTAACTGAGGTTTGTCGCAAGCCGCAATGAGGGCAGACAGCGCCGTGGTGATGCTGGTCAAATCGTTCTTCGCAACCTTTACATTTTGTAGCTGTCTTGTGAACTCGCTCACAATTCGGGCATGTCCGTCCATGTTCCCAAGTCTCCCAACTGGTGTTGCAATCGTCGCAAACCAGTATTGCGCCGGGTGCGGCTGCGATCTGATCCAATGAACCATGGCGAGCGACGTTGCCGCCGAAGTCCAGCACGGCACAGTTCTGCGCGTGCGGCGTAATGCGAGCACCACGCCCTAGTGACTGTGCGAAGAACAGCGGCGACTTGGTGGCGCGGCAATAAGCCAGCATGTCAATGTCAACGGCGTTGAACCCGGTATCAAACATCGCGACCGAAATCAGGATTGGCAATTCGCGTGCCTTGAACCGGTTCACCATCTTGTCACGCTTGCCCTTGGGCGAGTGACTGTGAACCGCAGCGGCTTCGACGCCAAGCTTGTTCAGCTTTTCTTCCAGCACGTCAGCGTGTGCGATGTTGCAGGCGAACACCAGCACCTGTTTACGTCGCTGGCGCTCCATCGTCTGCACAATGGCCTTGGTGTGAATTGGCGACAGTGCAATGGCGCGGGATGCCTGTTCTTCAAGGTCATAATCTTCGCCAACAACCTTCAAGCCATCAACGTCGATTTCGGCTTTGCCATCGGTGTGCGCCGGGATCAGCGGTTTGACGTAGCCGTCCTGCAACGCATCCAGAAACGAGTATTTGAAAATAATGGGACCAAAGGTCTTTTCGAGACTTCCGGTCCCATCGGCACGAAAGGGTGTGCCAGTTAACCCGCGCACCTTGGCTTTCGGAATAGCTTCGAAAACTTTTCGGTAGCTTGAGGTTTTGTTTACAGGGGTTCGGTGAACTTCGTCAACGAGGATCAGCGTCACGTCCTGAAACCACTTGGTTCGGCGCACAACAGTTTGCACGGTACCAACTGTAACTTTTGAAAACACGCTCTTGCCGATAGAGGCTGAACAGATGCCCGGCTTGATGCCCACCTGTCGGCAGGCGTCGGCGTTCTGTGTGACCAGTTCTTTGTTGTGCGCGAGGATCAGCGTTCGCCCGGTGGTGTTGTAACCGGCAAGGCATCCAAGGATAAGTGACTTGCCGCCAGCGACCGATACTTCGGCCACGGCATACTTACCCGCATATGCATTGAGGGTGTGAATGCACTGGTCTTGATGGTTTCGGAGGATCATTGAATGTTTCATGGTTTAAGATTACGCTATCGCTTATAGTCTGTCAACACATAATCTACCAATTCAACCAACGTCAGCATTTTATCTGTAGTCCGGGGGTGCCCCTCCACCTTGAAAACAAGAGGTGTCCCATCCGGCATTATAGTCTGAACGTTCATGTCAGTGCCATCATCAAGTACGGCGAACGTTCCTTTTTTCTCGCCATTGATGCTGACACTGACACGAACATGGGTGTCCATAAAATCTTGGTAATTGAACTCCCAAGGATACTTCACGAATACCCGCCGTTGACGAATTTCTTGTGAGCCTCAAGAACAGTTTCGCCAAACATGCGCAGGCGATCATACATGTCGGTTACCAGTTTTTCCTGTTCGCGAACTTGGTCACGAATACCCTCAACCAGCACTTTAGTTCGCTCATGCAGATTGTCAGCCTCTACCACATTATCTGCGGATGCTTTCAACAAAGCTTCGCCAAGTGTTTCGGCTAGCTTGGTGAAATCGTACTCTGGCTTGTCCGGTAGTTGTCTGTCTGTCTCTGTTGCCACGTCCTGCATGCTTCGATTGCCTTCTCTCTGGTGTAGATGTTGGTCTGAACGACAACGTAATTCATGGTACCGTCAACTTTTAGCACTTCGTAGACGCCGTTGTACTCAGCAATTGTATAAATGATATCGGTGATTGACACTGTGATGCCTCATGGTTAGTAGTTATCGCATACGCTATCGGAAAAGGAAAGTCAACGTGACCCAAGGAATTGTTTGGACCCCGGAAATGAAAAGTATGCTGATGGACCTTGTGCATGACCCAAAAAACATCGGCTACACTGAAATAGCAAAGCACATGACCAAATGTTTTGAGGTAGCGTTCACCAAGAATAGCTGCATCGGCATGGCGCGTAGATTGCGGTTGGGACCGCGACCGGTCAAGGTGAAGATTAAGAAAACCAACAAGAATGTTGATGCGCCAATCGCGCCGAAGATTGAACCGCGCAAGGCAGGCTTTGCGCTGACGATCCACCAGCTACGCGAAGGTGACTGCAAATTTATCTTGGAAGGGGTGGCAACCTATCCGCCGTATACGTACTGCGGTCATCCTACTATACTTGGTACGTCATGGTGCCAAGAGCACACCAAGAAAGTGTTCGCTAATCCTATCGCTTACAGCGCCAAGACTGTCCGTCGCGACTGGTGACCTTGCGCAAGTGATGACGGGTGCAAACGTCATCTGCTTTAGTTTTTAGTTCAGGAACGTCTGCACTCGCATCCAGCGCATTCTTTTCGGTCCACTCGATAACTGTATCATCTGGAATGATGCGTTCAGTTTTTACTACGATGCTTTCCATTGCCGGATTTTCATCGCTCGCTATTTTATAGCCCCGCTTGAGCGCCCAAATTTTGGTTTCTTCGGACACCTCAACCTTGTCAGCAATGAATGAGATTGCGTCCTTGACTTCGTACATCATTGCGGTCTGGCGCGTTTCCGGTGTTTCAATGCGCGTCAACGCAAACACGAACATCAAAGTAAACAACGCAACGCCGCCTGCCAGAATTTTAGGTATTGTCAGCTTCATTTGGAACAGCCTCTTTAAGTTGTCGCCATTGTCCACACCAGTCGTTTTCTTTTACGTCAGGCCATCCTGAATAGTCATCTGATATTCTCATTGGCGGGTTCAAGCGGCATGTCGTATCTGGTTTCGAAAAGAACATGCAGTCTGAACAAGTTCCGATATCAATTGGCTGTGCCATCACGAAACCTCCCAAGGCATGCGGAATGAAAACGGGTTAGGCTGTGCTTGGCGCGGTGTTTCTTCCCAATCGTCGCCAATCAACCATACGGTATCAGAATTAAACGATGCAAGGCTGCGATGCTTCAGGCTCATTAACGCATCCTTGCCGTTGACAAAGCTACCCTCAATTTCCCTAATCGCTACTTCAGTCAATATCATGTAAGTCGCTTCAGGTGGTGCGCTATTAGGAGCGTATTGCGCCTTGACTTCGTTGGTGGCGCGGATTTTCGGACAGCGCTTCAGCACGTCGATCACGCCTTTGATGCGCTCGCGGTACGGCAAACCTACAGCCACGTAGAAACCACGCGACGGCTTGGTAACCTGATCGTTCTTCATCAACCGGCCAAGATAAGTCGCCACGTTCTTTTCCGTGATGCCTGTGCGCTTGGCAAGGTCACCGGCAGTCAACGCGCAGGCACCGGCATGCAATGCCATCAGCACGGACTGCGCTTTGGTGCCTTCGTTCGGTGCAGACAGTTCATGCCCGGTAATGGCAGGCTTCCACATTGGTCCATTGTCCTCTTTGACCATTTCGAAATCAAACTCTGGAATGTCGCGCATTCGGCTTTCGACCATTATCACGTCGCCACTCTTACCGATAATGATACCACCATCTGCTGCGCCAATCACGCCATACGAACCGTTGATGCTGTCGATAGCGTCATCCACTTTACCCTTTTTAGTGTGATGCACAACGATAATCAACACGTTCAGTTCAGCAGCCAGCTTCTGAATTGCGCCAACGATTTTGTAGTCAACCTGATAAGCGTTATCGCTTCGTTCAATGGTACCACGCACGCGCTGTAGCACGTCAACTACAACGAACCGGATAGCCGGATAGGATATCAAATGCTTCCTGATATCATCCAGCAACGTGCCGGTGCCGTTGGAGTTAACATCGAACGGACCGTCCTTTGAGTAGCGAAATCGTATCTTGTCGAAGTGGTTGAACCCATCCGGGCGCAGGATGGTCAGTCGGTTCTTGAGCCGCCGGGGACCGTCCTCAAGCATGTACATCAGCACTTCAGCTTGGTCACAATCTTCGAACCAGAACTTGCCGCCTTCAGCGATGCTCAATCCCATTTCGAGAATGATCCAGCCTTTACCGATCTTAGGCTTACCGGCAAGAATGATGCAGCCATGATCGACCAAGTATTTGTTAATCAGAAATCGCTGCGGCGCTAGGTTCTCGCGCATCAAGTCTGCTGCGGTCTGACCGGGGTGGTCGCGCCCTGTCGGCAGCACCAGCGGGTTCTTGGCCTTGCTGACTTCAATACCTTGGGACAACCCCATTGACGCGCCTACGCCCCGCGCAAAGTCTCTACGGTCACCCTGCGTCAGCGATCCCGGCAGCATGGCGAACGTGGCTTCAGCCGTCGCACCTATGTCAGCTAAAAAAGCATGCTTTTTTACGGTGGAAAATTCCACGTAGCCCTTGGTGATGCTGCGGGCCGCGTCGGTCAGCATCGGCGCGGTGCCGCTGGCTTTAATCAGTGCGCCATATCGGACGCCAAGGTGATGCAATTTGGTGCCGCGTCCTGATCCTGTCGGCGCGTTCTGCACATCAAAAAGCATGCTTTTTAATTCTCGCTGGAACGTCGCGAGGCTGTCCTGTCCCAACATCGCTATGTCTGCATCGCTCAACGGCGTTGCATCAATAAGCATGCTTTTTTCGTGTTGAGGGAAGCCAGCGCTGGCGAGCGAGGTTTCGATGCCGTGCCGCAACGCATCAGCCATGATGAACGGCGGCTGCACGTCGAAGATGCTTGGCCCTTGGTGCCAATATTCTTTGGGGTCTGTGGATAGCGGGGATTTGTTCTGGTACTCACCCCAATAGACGATTTGCTTGCCTGCGCCCAATAGCTGGATAGGTCCAAACTTTTCTTGCTTGATAGCGTTTGGCTGCGTGAAGATGATTGTCGCTGGCCTACGCCCCCAACGCCATTGATTGACGGCGGGTAGCTGATTGTGCAGGGTACCAGCAAAAATGTTTCGCTGTTCGTAACTGTCGATATCGCAATCGAGTGTGCGGGCATCGACCGGTCCCAATACAGGGTGAAAGATCAACCCCATCTGGATGCCGATCCCGGTGCAGCTTTCGCTGTTGAGTATCTGCAACCGGGTTTCAAGAGGCAGCAAATTCCATCCCGTGCCCCCTAACGGTATCTTTCCAGCTACCGGGACAGGCATTAGTCCATGCGTCAAGTGTAGCTCGCGAGCCACCTTCACTAGTTCTGATTTTGTCACTGTGATGCTTTCGTGGACGCAAAAAAGCATGCTTTTTTGTCGGCTACCGGACACTAGCACTATGCGTATTGGTGTCACGCACAAAATAAAAAAGCATGCTTTTTTATTCTTCGTCTATCGGCTCGTCAGCTTCATACCGGGTGTGTATGTCTGACCGGTATTTAAGCATGCTTTTTTCGTAGCAGCGCGGACAGGTGTAGCACAGGAAAATGCCGTAGCCATCGTACTGCGGCTCGCGTTCCAAACCTGATCCACATTCGCAGTGTTGCATGACACGTCCTCCAGATAAAAAAGCATGCTTTTTTGCATGAGATAAAAAAGCATGCTTTCTTCTGCGCTTATAAAAAAGCATGCTTTTTTCCCTCCCGCGCGTGCCCGCGCCACACCACGCCCCCGCGCGTGCCCGGCGGTCCGGGCGGCTGGCTCGCGTCATCCCAACGCGAGCCGTTGCCTGTCATCGCATGGTGTGTCCTTCCGTTGGCTGCATTCGACCGGGTGGCGTTCCCGAAACCCGGTCCGTTCTGCCCTGTCATCCCGTTGTCCGCGTCCTCCCGTGTCCGTTTCGATGATTTACAATAGCGCTATCGCAAAATGCCGTCAACACTTATTTTGAAAAAAGATCAAAATAATTCGGGATCAATTTAGAGCACCGCTGATGCGTCGTTTATTGCGAGCCAGTATATCAGCGGTTATCAATTCCAACGCATCAGCGGTCCGCCTATCGGCGTCCTTTTTAGCGCGTTCGATTTGGTTTGCAATCCCGTCACCATAGAACGCGCAGCGGGTGCTATGGGTGACCCCAATTTTATAGACCGCGACGCCCTTGGGGACGCGAGCAACCCAATGGGTCAGGGTTTCGTAAATGATAACGCTTTCCGATATCATGGCCGCACCCATGATGCGTCAAAAACCGTTGACAGAACACCTGTCAAATCGCGTACCTCAATGCGTTCTGTGATGCCACCATGCGCAACACGGTCACGCGCGTATTCGTGCGCTTCGCTAGGCGTATGCGTATCAAACACCATGCGCCACCCGCCGAAACGTTTCCACCATACTTGATAAGGTTTCATGGTTGCTAGTCCTCCTAACAGGTTAAAACCCGGCGGGGTGCCCGCCGGGTTTGATTTAGATCAAAGCTTACCACCCAAATTTTTCGGCGCATATCGGACCGATACCGCGCAGTTTCCAGTCTGACCGCAGGGTGGCGTTGCATACGCAACAAGTGCCCGTTGTCTGACCGTAAACCTTTGCGGCTTCCGCCGGGTTGTCAATGAACGCGAGCACCTTGGATTGATCCGCCGGATTGCATTCGCGGCTTGCAAAGAACCGCCCGCCGGTCACCTTGCCTAGATAGGTCTGACCGGCTTTGACATACAACGCACCCGGATTAGCGCTCGCGGCTTTGGCGGGTGAAATTGTCAAACCGTCAATTGTGATGCGAGGGGAAAGCTTCAAACCCTTTTCAGCGCTGTAAGCAATGGCGGTATCAAAAGCCGCCTTCAGCCGGTCAACGCCTTCAGAGGACGCCACAGGGGCACCCGCTGCGCGTTCTGCGCGTTGCAAAGCGCGGCTTGCATCCCGTGCAATGCCGTTCTGTACTAGCGCCAATTGCTTTTCTGTGAGGGTGCCATATCGCTGCAAACCCGCGAGCAATGACGCGGCCACATCCCAACGCGCCGCAGTGTCAACTAACCAAGCATATTCTGCCGGGTGTGCAGCATTGAAAGCGTCAACGCTATCCTGTGCAATGCGTTCTTTGCGTTCCATAGCTTTGAACCTGTTTTGCTCGCGGGTTGCGGGTGCAGTCTTAAACACTTTTTTGCCCTTGCCATTGCAAGTGAAGCAAATACCAAACGAGCCATAGCGTCCAGTACCACGGCATTTCGGGCAACCCTCAATGAACCGGGTTTCGGCGGGTTTGTATTCAACGGCATTAGCGCGGACCGGCTCAACGCGGACCGATCCCATATCGCCGTTGAAAAGATCGTCTAAACTGTCATTCATTTGATATCCCCATAAACAAGTTTGCGATAGCGTAAACTAATACGCTATCGCAAACCGTGTCAACTAGATAATGCAGGATATTCCAAATAACATTGTTGAGATAAACAATGCTAGCGTGGTGAACGCGAGCCAGTCCGCAACAATGTCATTTGTCATAGTTGCAAGCTTCTAAAAACCGGTCCGCGCTAAACTTGCTGTTGCTGCGCTTGCATGCTGCGGTGAAGCTATTCACCACGGATTGCCATTGCGCCATTTTGTTCGCATCCCAATGGGGTGCGGGTTTGCTTTCCGCCAGCGCAGCGGCAATAAAGCAAAAGTGGCGGTGCTCAAGTGTGACATGCTTGCGCATGGTAGATACATCGCGGCCATTCATTTTTGATGCGTCCTCTATCGCGGAATTGCGATAGCGTCACTTTGAGATAGCGCTATCTCAAAGTCAACAAAAATTTTGAATTATTTTTCCGCCTTTTTTAAGCGCATGGTTGGACCCCGGTTCCTGCGGTATGGAACGAAACCCGATAGCGCTATGATAGCGCTATCGGGAAAGGTCTGTCAATAGATAGTTTGAACAAACATAACCGTTGCGGACCGATACGGGACAAACTTCACAAGGTCACCCATATGATCCGTTCTGCCTCTAACACCTGTCAAACCCACAGCGGCTTTAGCGCGGCGCGTCAACTCGCGGTCTGATATCCCCACAGGCAGGGTTAGCGTTTCGCGCTTCACCCAACAATAGTTTGCCTCACCTCCGAATGTGTCGGTGTACTCAACTTCGACTTGAAACGTTTCAATAATAGACATGGCGGAAAATGTATCCTTCTTCGTCTGTTGTGATGTAACCCTTGACAACCCGTCCGCCGATTGAACATTCGGCGGGCATGCTAAAGAACGTGTCCGCATGACCGGTTATGGTGACCGTGCGCCGCATGTCACCCGCTAGATTTAACCGGCAGTTGCGCACCTTGGAAAGCGTAGGTCCGCCCATCCATTCGGCAAACCATGCTGTTGAACCGTCCGCTTGCGGCTTACATTTGTCTGACCTAAACCTCATTTCAGCACCTCATGAGGTATAATCGTTTTCATGGTTTCGCAGTAAATCGCAAGGTCTGACCTAGCGCGTTCAATGTCTTTTTTGCCCGCGTAGGTCTGACCGGTATATTGACCGGCTTTAGCAAGCGCGACTTTCAAGCTAGTCCATGAACGATGCGGCTTGATACCTACGGCCATTAAACCTAACCCGGACCGCAATGCAGCGGCTTGGAATAGATCAACAGCATTCGGACCGGCAAACCCGATAGCGTGCCCGTTGCGGTCATATGTGATTTTATCTGGCATGGTCTAAACCTTTCCGGGACCGGCTTAAAGCCGGTCCCATGTAAGAGGGGTTAAGCGGGGATTGTTTCGCTGATAACCGCCTTTTTATAAATGGCGGCTTTCATAAACTTTTTTGCGCGTTCCAACGCGGCTTGCGCGTCCTCGCGAGTAGCGAAAACTTGCGCACGGTCCATTGAATAAGCCCAAACCGTTCCGCGCAGCGGAACCATATTGCCGTTGTGGGTGACAGTCACGATGTAGGCCATTTTGATGCGTCCTCATATATCGCGGGTTTGCGATAGCGCTAACCTATCGCAAACCCGGAACGCTTGTCAACACTCTGTTTTGAAATAGTAGCTTTGACCGGACCATATGACCGTTCCATTGTCGCGGCGTGGTCTGAACTCAACGCGGATATCACCAAAACAATTATGGATGAAACCCGGATCGGACCGGTCTATTTCACGGTCAATTGACGCGGCGTATCGGTCCGCAAGCTTGTCAGTATCAAGCTTTTCATTCGGTCCTATGCGCCGCGATAGCAGGACGATATCCGTTGACGGTTCGTAAATAACTACAAACATTTTGCTATTGCCTCTGATGCGGACCGCGCTTTGACATATTGCACGGTCCAAGGTTTCGGGTACCACCCACAGGTGCCTAGTTGACCCTGTGGGCGCACCGCCCACAGGCCCGGCTTTAATTCAACAGCCCACATCATGCTAACCGGGCATAGTTGCGGATTGCACAATTGCCATTGGTATACGTTTCAACAATGCTTGGCATGGTGCCATGCTTTGCGCGATATGCGTTCAAAAATTTGCCCGCGTCACAATCCTCCTCAAGGTAATAGGTGCCACCCTTGGCATAGGAATATTTTGAGAATGAACGCGGCGTTAAACCCACATCCACTAAATCCATATCCTTAACCGCGAGCCAGCCATGGCCGCTGTCCGCATGATGGGTGAACGTTTTTGTGGGTTCCGGCTTAACGCCGACGAATAGCACCCGGTCACCTTGCACCGCCACATCGCAAGCGTCCAAGTGTACGACGCCTTTGGGGATCATGATCGCAACCGGCTTTGCATCGTGACCGGTTCCGATTTGCGCAAGAATGTTTCGCAGTTGTCCAATAGTAAGCATTTTGCATCCTTTTGTTTGAGATAACGCTATCACTAATGCGTCAAACCCCACAAATCGGTCAAGTAACAGATTGTTACATGGTACCATGCATAAAACGCGATTAGACGGTCACCCATAGCGTATACACTTCGAAGCTACTAGGTGCCACCTGTGGGGAAATAACGCATCAGTGACGTTTTCATGTTTTGTTCTCAAGTGTATACACTAGAACTGCGCGGACCGGTTGCATTCCCCACAAATCGGAATTTTGCTGTGGGTTTGTATGTGGGGGCGTTGTGGGAGTGGGAAATTACAACCCTTGATTTTATTACATAAATTGGAATAACCCCACAAATTTTGTGCCGTTTATCTTAGTGTATGTGCAACCCTGTGGGGTGCTAGGATTATATTCTGTGCGTTTTTAGCCGATACCACAGAAACGTTCAAGCCCACGGATTTTTGCCCTTGTGGTCAAAATTGTAGGGAAATGTGACCGTTGAAAATATTCGGTAAACTGTCTGAACACTACAACCCCACAAATCACAAGATAAACGCATAAAACCTGTGGGGTTCATATACAGGCTAAAAAGCCGGTCACGGTCCGCAACGCGCTATGATGCGCAAATCGGGACTAGCTTCTGCCATGGCATAGAACGCAATTGGCGCATGATCCATTGCTAGTAATAGGAGGGGTTTTGTTGAGCCAAAGAATAAGGCGTTGACTACGCCTTCAGCGCGACCACATTCAAGTCGCGCCGACACGAGCGACACTGCATCAGGTGCGGCTTTAACATCCCACAACGCACCCTCATAAGCCAGTATCGCGGCGAATAGCAGATTGCATGCGTCTAGCACTAATCCCGCTGTTCTATCATCAGTCCGCAGCATTGAGCGCTTGATAGGTAATAGGTCTAAACCCGGTCCGCGTAGCGAACGCGCCCCCGCGTCAAGTATTTCTTCTAATTCCGCTTTGGCTGTGGCATATGGCGTTAATTCGTTTGACATGGCCGCACCTCGTTTGTATACGTTAGTTGTGGGATGATCCCACATGGAAAGGACGCATCAGCATGAAACATGAACGCATCGCGGCCATTGACCTACTTGGCATGGTCGATGAACTAGCAGAACTCAAAGCAATGATAGCACCATTGCAAGCACGCGAGGACGCGATTAAGGACGCGCTCAAGGCAACCGGCTTCGAACGCATTGACGGCACAAGCCACACCGCTGTCATATCGTTGAGCGAACGCGAAACGGTCAACACCAAAGCGCTACGCGCCGATTTGGGTGAGGATATCATCGCACCCTATTTGAGCCGGTCTATTGTTACGACGCTCAAAGTCACGGCTCGCAAGGTCCACTAGCTTGCATCAACTAGCATGGCTTGCAGGGTTGCTAGCGCTTGTGGCGCTAGCATTCGGTGACCGGGCCGCGTCAATGGTCGCACAGGTTATCATCCTGTGCGGCGTTGCGCTGTTCATCCTGTTCTGCCTGTTCATTCTCTATCATGGCGGGTTGCCGCGTCACGTCTGACCCATGGTATACTGTATACCAGCCCCATGGTATACTGTATACCAGCAGGCTGGCATGCCAGCAGGTACCGAAACGCTATTAGAGGGTGGTCGCGTCCTATTCAGGTACCGGTTAAGTCGCCTGCCCCGGCGGGCATCCTCGCGATACACACCCATTGACCTTTTTCGGTATACATGTCTACAATATATTTTCAGGATAGGAACCCCACACATGCGGATTGTCGCCGGGATTGAACATAGATTGAAGCAGTTAGAAGCTATGGAAAGGATACTGAAGATGCGCGTCAACATGTTTGTCAGCGATCTATTTTTTAATATGGATTTGGCCGATCACTACAATGAGGAAAGCGGCTACAACAAAGACGGTCTGCAAATGGAAGCCGAATGGATGTTGATCTGTCTCAAGGATTTGGGATGCACGGTACCCCTTCCTTCATCGGAGCAACTGGTTGAAGATTATCTGGAGCGGATATGACAACGGTCTACAAGATACGCACCACCGTCAAGGAACTGATGTTCAAGAAGCGCGTGGCGAAGGTGACGGCTGATCGCCGTGATCCCGCGCACCCAATCATCAATTGGGAATATGAGGACGTGGGCTGGTTCGTGCAGTTTCACGGATCGTATGAGGCGCTGTTCGTCGGCAAGGACCGGCCCGACGAACTTGAAGAAGGCCAGAAGGTCGAAATAACCATCAAGGCAGTGAAATGAGCAAGCGCAAGTTCGACTTCACCGGCCATCCCTGCCAGTCGCACGATGTTACTAAAGATGTTTGGTACTACGTTCAGAAGGAAGGATTGATATTGTGTCACCGCGCTCGCGGCCAGATCGACACCATCGTCATTCCTTGGCACAAGGTCAAACGCGCCTTAGACGATCACGCAAAGGCTAAGGACCGCCGCCATACAAAGGAATAAAATGAGCAAGCCACCTCCACTGCATCTTATCTCCGACGAAGAATACGAAGAAATGGTGCGAGAGTTCAGGAAGCGACCGTGGAAGCCGGTCACGGACGGGATGGGGCTTTTTAAAAGGGAAGAACGCGGCATCTACACTGATGAAGGCACTCCCGGTCTGTTCTATTTCAAGGCCACGCACTGGAGAAATTTGAAATGACCGTCAATGCAGATCAGGCGATTTTTGATGCCATCGCAGCGGCGATTAAAGATCAATCCTTGTCAGGGGGCATCACCGTCATTGACGTTCAGAAATTCATCGACACATTCAACGGTCACCGCGACCGCAAGCTGTGTACGTCGCTTGATGTTGCCCATTCACCCCCGGCTTTTCACGCGCCTCACAATATCGGTGAGCGTCTGCCAAGCGGTGACGCCGCAGATGCCGGGGGTGAAGCCATTCGGCGGGCGAATTTGCGAAAGCGATTGCTTAATCTCATTCGGTCATCGACTTTAAGCGCGTCGATGCATCCGCTGACGGAAACGCTGATGCGGCTGGATGACCCGGAAGCTGACCTTGACATGATCGAACAGGATGTAAGGCGGTATGAGGAAACGTAGGGATTTGTCCGGTCAGCGCTTCGGCATGCTGACTGCAATCGCCATTGTCGAACGCAAGGCCAATGACGGCAGTCTGATGTGGCTGTGCCTGTGCGACTGCGGCAAGGAAAAGGTGCTGATGGTGGCAAACTTCAAGCACGGCAATACCAGTTCCTGCGGTTGTCTCAGGAGTAAGATGCTGCGGGAAAGGAAGCGGAAATGAGCGATGTTGATAAACTGGACGCTATCATTGGCCGTTTTATCCAAGCCACGGATGCGGCACGAAATAGGCTGGTTGATGAATTGCGTGCCGCCCAAGCACCTGATGGTGCAGAAGGCGTTGCCGTCTATGAGCGCGGGTTCAAGGATGGAGTTTTAGTTGGTCGTAATGAAAAACAGTGACTTCATATACGTCACAGCAATGACAATCACGGTCGTCTTGGTAATAATACTGATTGTAACCCTGTTCGGTTAGTGATAACGTTATCGTATGAAAAAATTCAGACCAGCAACGATACGTGACATGGCCCGCCGACGCGGGCTGACAATCCACAAGGCAAAGCGCGGGGGCTGGTACATTATGGCCGGTCCTCTTTACATTTTGTACTGCACCCATGAGTGGGAAAAGGTCAAAGAGTTTGTGCGTGGTACCCCGATCTTAATCAAGAGGGATGAAGAATGATCGAACATCCGTGGTTTGACGATCTGTACCCGTCCGCGCCGCGTTCCGGGCGGGCAATTAGTCTGTATAACGAGTGGCGGGTGTACCATGAGAAGAACCCGCACGTTTATGAGTTGGTCTGTTCGTTTGCGAGAGAAGCAATTGACAGCGGCGAAGATGAATGGGGTATCCAAGGCATCTGGGAATTGATCCGCTGGAAAGTTCGCATCGGTACCGGCGACAAGAACTTCAAGATGCCAAACAATCACTGCGCATGGTACGCGCGGCTGTGGCTGCTGCGCCACCCGGAATACCCCAAGTTTTTTCGAACGTGCAGCCTGCGAAGCGAAGGCGATATTTCGGTCGATAGATACGGCAGAGAAATGCAGCCATGAAACTTGAACAACTACAGCAAACAGCCAGTGATCTGATTACGCATTTTATTACCAATCTGCATAAGCAGATCAACGATGTTGGCGACACCGCTGAACGCATCGGGCTGGACGATGAAATAATTATGCAAATCATCATGACCGGGCTGGTCTACGAACTGGTCAAGGCCGCCCGGCATCTGGAAATGAGCGAAAAAGACTTCCAGTCTTTGGTTGGTACCATGTACAGGGAGGTTGAAAGGGTTGAGGGTAAGGTATAGCCTCACCGTCCATGACGCAGCTAAAGACATGGGCAAAAGAGAACTCAACGCTGGTGTCTTTCCTGCTGGTGCAGGCTTTTGCGCTGATAAGCGGCGGGGCGTGGGCGCTCAGTTACATGGTGACGCTGGAGACCCGTGTAATGACCATGGAGACAAGGGGAGCACAGTACACGGTCGCCAGAATTGCCCAACTGGAGCAACGCCTGATCGTTTTGGAAACGCTTGGCAAGAGTAACGCTGACCGGCTGGACCGGCTGGTAGACAAGGCGACAAAATGAACGAAAAAATTCTTATGTTCATCGCATGGCGCATACCGCGCAAGCTGGTCTACTGGTGCGCTATTCGACTTGGTGCTCACGCGACACAAGGTCAGTACGGCAATCAGGAAGTGCCTGCGCTGACGTTTATGGATGCGTTGAAGCGGTGGGAGTAGGCCATGAACGAAAATCGCAAGCTGACGGAACGCGGCGCGAGGTTAATTCAACATTTTGAAAGTTGCCTGCATCCGCACGATGGAAAATTCAAAGCGTACAAGTGTCCAGCAAACGTGCTCACAATCGGGTGGGGTCATACCAACCATCACGGGCGGAAATTCGATGCAGCTACTAGATGGACAGGTGAGGAATGCGATCAAGTTTTTCTGGAAGATATGGAAGGTTTCGAGCGAGACGTTCGAAAAGCTGTCAAAGTCCCTCTCACGGATTATCAGTTCGACGCCTTGGTTAGCTTCACGTATAACTGCGGCTCAGGGGCGCTCAACAAGTCAACCTTGCTCAAGCACGTCAACCACGGAGACTTTGCCGACGCAGCCCGCGAGTTCAAAAAATGGAATAAAGCAGGAGGAAAAGAACTCAAAGGTTTGACACGGCGTAGAAACAGCGAAGCGATCATGTTCGCCGGTCTGTCGGATGAAAATTTCGATGGAGTTGCCGACGATCCCATGCCCCAACAAGTGGATGACGCAGATTGATGACCGGTATTGCGCTGAAGAAAGAACTACGCGAGAAATTTGAGGACTTGAATGCCGACAGCATGGCTATTCAAGCCAAGTACAACAATTTTTGCGCCGCTATCCACGAAGAACAGCGGATGCTCAACACAAAAGCCAAAACGTTGTGGACAAAAGTCATTGATGACTTCGGTCTGCAAGGCGAATGGCGCTACAATGACGGGTCTGTATACCCGGTAGACGAACCGGGAACAAAATGATACCTCTTGGTGCCAACCAAGGGGTGGTACCATGTTCACGGACAATGATGACACGTTTGATGACAGCCTGAACCCTACATTCAGCATTGATCCCACCCAAGACGTGCGCGGCATTATAAACCTGTCGCGACAGGTTTATCCCGAAACAACCTCCCCGCTTCTGACGCCAACTTCAGTATCGTACACCCCACCCGGTTCGGTGTTGCCGTCGCTCGCGCCACAACCCGGTCAGCAGCCCAATCTGGCACCGCCAAACCCGGTCGCGGTTTCGCAGCCGGTACAGGTAGCGCAGGCAGCACCGTCAGGGGTGGCACCGCCGCTGCGCCAGCCGACACCAACTCCCGGCCAGAACGTACCGGCGGCGGCTGTCATCAATCCTTTTGAAGCCGCCGGGCAGTACGATCCGAATGCCGCGCTACAAAATAAAAGAAACCAGTTGGTAAAAGACGCGGAGCGGGCGCGTGCGCAAGGCACTGGCTGGTTTCGTCAGCTTATGGATGATGAAGGCGCGGAAAAGAGCCGCGAAGATTTCAAGCGCATGGAAGGCGAAATTGCCGAAATCGACAAACAGATACAGACGCAGAGCACCAACCAGCAACTAGCCAAAAATTCCGGTCTGTTTCAAGCGATGCCCGCGACGGCAGACGCCACCGCGATTGCCGCCGCGCAGTTGGACGAATGGAAAAATTTGGGCAACATCGGCGCGTATCGCGGGCTGCTGGCGACCGGTCACGCTCAACAGGCCAGCATCTACAACGCAGAAGGCTTCAACAAGCTTGGCAAGGATGTTGTCAGTGCTGAAAAGGCGTTTGGCTATCTTGATGCTGCAAAAAGTTCAAACGACTACGATGTTCAACGCGCGAAAGCGATGAAGGAAGCCGCGAGCAACAAAAACGCCAGAAGTTTTGGTTTGACTGAAGATAACATTCCAAAAAGCCTTGAAGAATACAAGGCGCGGCGGACTTTGATCCAAAGTCAGAAAAACGATGCAGCGGAATTGGTGAGCACGCACATTCAGTCACAAGAAAACAGAGGTGTGCCGCAAGTCATCACGGACGAAAAAGTCGCCAAGCCCATTATTGAGCAATTTCAGCTTGGCAGCGGCGACGTGATGCCAAATACCAAGGCTGTAAAACTGCCGGATATGGGCAACCAGATAGGCGCGATGGCGCAGCCGGGATCGAAAGATATTGGTGCTTGGGGTGACCAGAACGGAAAGCCCGGCAAAGTTCATGATATGAACTCGCAGAAATACAAAGAAGTGACGGAAATGTTGGCGCAGCCTGAATATAAAGGCGCAATCAACAAGTATAAAAGTGCAAATGATTTCTACAAGACCGTGATGCACGATGCGAATTGGGAAGGTGGTCCCGGCGTTGCGATGGTCTACGACAAGCTAGGCGGCGTATTTCGTAACGTCGCTGAAGCTGCGCAAGGTGCGGGTACGATTGGTTTTACCAGACAGCTTGAACTGAAATTCGGCACTGTCGATAACGCCCTGAACCAACTCTACACCAACGCATCGGCGCTCAAGGCATGGCTGCAAAGCGGTCAAAAAGGTGAAATGCCGACGCCTGAACCGCGATTGACCCCGCAAGCCATCAAAGGCTTTCGGGATGCTGCTAAATTTGAACTGGACTTGACCAGAGAACAATTGACTAGGCTGGAAGGACCAATCGGGTTTCTTGGTCAAAACGGCGGCAGTTTAGGCAGAATAGGTCTGGACAAAGAAGCGCAGGAACTGTTGCAGCCGCTTCTCAACGAAGCAACACAACAGGCGCGACTGGACAAGGACAAATATCCGGCAGTCATCAGAGGCACCAGCCGCGTTTATTTGCCGGAAGGCACCAAGGGCAAGGATGTTATTCCGCCGGGATCGTATGCGGAAAGCATAAATGCGATCAACAACAACGTTACCCCGCCTGCTGCTCCAAATCCATTTACTGGTGGCGCTGCGGCTGTTCCGTTCGCGCCCGGTGCGCCGCCTGCGGCGGCACCGCCTGTCCGCGTCATTCCCGGTCCAACCGGCGGTCCTGCGCTTAGGCCGCTTGCCGCTACGCCTGCTGCATCGCTGATCCAATCCATGGCACCGCAGCCTGCCCCTGCTGCACCTGTTCAACAGGCACAGGCTCAACTCCCTGCTTCGTGGGGGGTTGGTGTCGGTGCCGCGCCGCCACCCGTTGCACAGCCTTCAGCGCCGGGTGGCGGTGGCGGTGCCGTTCGTACTGCACCGCCTACGGCGCAAGGTGGCTACGATCCTGCCACGTTTAACGCTGGCCTTATGAAAGGCGAAAGTGGCGGACGCAACTTGCCGCCAAACGCCAGCGGTGCCAGCGGCTATCATCAAATTATAAGAGAAACTTGGAACAGAGTTAAGCCGCCCGGTGCGCCAGACGAAGCGTACAAAGCCACTAGAGAACAGCAGGATCAGGCACGCGATAACTATGTAAAAGAAAATGCAAACGCACTGAAAAGCGCAAACATTCCGGTCAACAATCTGACGCTGGCAATCGCGCATAATTTAGGGGCGGGGGCTGGCGGCGCAAAAACACTCTTGAATGCTCCAGATAGCGATATCGCATTGAACCATGTTAACCGCAAAAGTGCCGCAGCCAATCCACAGTTCTTCTGGGATAAAGACGGCAAGCAGATGACGGTTGCCGAAAGCAAGGCTAAATATGCGGAGTTTTATAGAGCCGGTGGTGCTGAAACGCGCGGTACTGGTGCGATGCCATATCCCAACGCGCAGACAGACAAAGAACACGCAGCAAATAGAGCAGCGGGCTTCGGGCTTACCGACACGCAGCGGGCGAAGAACGTCAGAGAAGCAAAAGTAAGTGCTGCGCAGGCGGCACCGGCAGTATTGGGTACGCTTGGCGCGGTAGGTGGTGCTGTTTCCCCCATACCGGGCGGTGCTGCTATGGGCGGCGCTCTTGGCGGTGGGATTGGTGGTGCCATTGAACATTACGTCACCGGCCCGCCTGAAGCACAAAATCCTGCGGGTTTTGTCATGCCAGTTGCTACAGGCGCTGCCAAAGGCGGCGTTGCTGCCCTCCCCGGTGCGGGACCGGCTGGAATAGGTGCCCGTGTCGTTGGAAGCGGTTTGGTGTACGGCGGGGACACAGCGCTTAAAGGTGGCAGTGTTCAAGAGATAGCCGCGAATACCGGTGGTGCCATGCTTGGTGCTATGGGTGGCGAAGCCGTTGGTGCTGCATTCTCAGGTGCGCTTGGTCCAACGTTCAGCAAAATCTACAATGCGTTTACCAAGAGTGACCAACAGGCAGTACGTGACGCAGGCAAGGTCATTGCTGAACAAAAACCGAAGAACATGCTGGCTGATGGCAGCACAGTTGAAAACAAGGCATACACTGCTGCTGAAAAAGAACTGGAAAACAGGGGTATTGATGCTGAACACGCAGCCCATGCGTACAACACGTCGATAAAGAAACCAACGACTACAGGCGAAGCGTTCGCGACACGCCCCGGTCAAAAGGCGCGAATGCAAGCCGGTCAAGAACTTGAAGATATCAAAAACTTGGTTGGCGCTACCGGTGCCAATATTGGCGTCGGGCCAAGAAACCCGGTCCCTAGTCCTACGCTTACGCCGTCAAAAGGTGGCGTGCTGGAAGCCCTTCAGACGCCGCAAAATCCAAGCGGTACGCTTGGGCATCAGTATCGTCCTGAAATACTTCAGGCCGAAATGAAAGTGCAGACGACCGCTAACAACATGGGCGAGCGGTTTGGAAACATGGCTGATGCCCGCACGTTGCTGTTGGAACATGAGGCAACTGCCATAGCAGCCGGTGATGTTGGCAAACAAAAAGCCATGCGCGAAGCCGCTGATATTATTCGTGGTCAGCAAGAAACATTGATAAATCGCATGCTACCGCCGGATCAGGCGCAGCCGTTGATTGACCATCTAAGAGCCGCGAGCGAACGCTACCGCAACGCCATGCTGGCTGGTGGCAAAGATATCGTTGCGACGATTGCCAAGGGTGGTGCTGCTGGAAACGAAGCCAAGGTCGCATTCGACCGTGTAGCTGGTAAGGATAACGTTGCAAAACGTTGGGTGAACTCGCTGGTGGACGCGCATTCTTCCACGGGAAGGCAGAAAGGTGACCTTCTGTATGTAGTGGCTACCGGTGCCGGGGCTTTGGCATCACTGGCTGTCATCCCAGTTGTTGGTCCTGTAATTGGCACTGCCGCCGCTGGTGCGCTTGGTGTCATCACCTATGCCAAGGCAAAACAAGCACTACAAACTTACATGACGCAAAAAGCATCAGGTAAAATGGCGAACTTCAAAGACTTGGTGTCGAAGGAAATGGTTTCGCCAATGCAAGTGTCTAGACAGTCAGGCGCGGCGCTTGGTGCTGGAGGTGGAGCGATGGTTGGACAGCAGGCAACTCAACCGGCTGCTCCTGCGCCATAAAGTACAAAGCAATTATTGCGGCTACGCCAATAACAGGTAAGGCTTCGTCACCAAACCAGAGTATCAGTATTAGTAGGAAGATAGCGAAGGCGAAGTAGGTCATGACAGTAAATCCTTTCCTGCAAGGTTTAGAAAAACCGCCGAATGTGCTGTTCGTGGAAGCAATTGGTGCCGGTCATACCGACAAGGCCGCAGCAGGGCTGGCGGGTTGGACGGTTGAAGAAGCTGAAGCATATGCCAAGACCAATGAGCGTGAATACCAAGTTGCCGACAACAAGCGACAGCATACTTACGAAGTGTACTTAATGGCTACCGGTCGCGGTGTAGACGTTGCTCGCGTTGCACTGCGGCAGGAAACCAAGTCTTGGGTTCAGAAGGCGGAACCTATACCTGTCAAGATACTTGAGGACTACGTTGATTAACGGAGGGTGACAAATGGCTGCTAAAAAAGAACCTATGGACGAAAAACTTTCATTGGGTGAAAAGCTGAAGATCAAAGTCAGCGAAGCACTCGACAGTGAAAAAGACCTTGATCCGATTGCTGCGGAGCGAGTGAACCAGATCGTCAACGACGCAGTTGCTAGCATGCCAGCAACGCCTGTTGAGGCGAAGCCTGAACTTACGATGGCAGAAAAAGCAAAAGTACAGATTGAAGCTGCTGTTGCTGCTGGTACTATCCCAAAGGAATTAGGATCGAAGATCGAAGGTCTTTTGGGTGACGTTGAAACTGCATACAAAGCTGAACCTGTGCCTGCCCCGGCACCGGCTGCGCAGCCCCACGCTGCACAGCCTGCACCAAAGCCTAAGTCCTAAGCTTCTTCCATATCAACTTCACAGTCACCGCAAATCAGCTTTGCGGTGACTTTTGCCCACGCATTCTGGCTGCATTCCGGGCAAACGAACTTGAACTTCGAAGTTTTGCCTTTTCCCTTCTTTTTGGCGTCTGGCAGATCGCCAAACAGCGTCATGTCGCGTGCCAACGCGAACTTGCTGTAGGTCACGTCAAACCGCCCACCTTTGATAATCTTGTGGCTGACATAGCGACCAGTTTCGTTGCCTTCGCCGTCATCCGGCTGCAAGCCGATTTCCTTCATCATCGCGGCCCACTGCTTGTTGTGGTACGCGCCTTTGGGCGGCGTGCCATGCTCTTGCTGAAGCTGATGCACCATTTCATGCGCCAGCGTGCCAAACGTATCCACGGGCTTGCGGATGCGAATGTGCGACGGGTTAAGCGCGATTTCATGAACCGTAGTCTTGCTACCATTCTGGCCGAAACGATCAGCCCAAAAGTAGCCATAGGCTGACCGGTGCCGGTGCAGCAGGATCATGCATTCAGATAATTTGCCGTTGAACAATTCCTTGTTGAAGAATGCGAAGGCTTCACGAAGAACGTCATAAGTTTCCATAGGCTTCATTAGGTAGCTCCCGATTGCGATAACGCTACCGTATACAATTTACGTGGTACCGTCAACAGCAAAAGGAGGTATTAAGGTAGGGAAAATAACGTTTCTGTATACAGGGATACCGGCATACAGTGAAATTCTTCTCAACCCCCCAGAAAGGGAACCGATATGGTCAATATCATCAACGCGGGTACCCTTGGCGGGGGTTTCCGGCATTACAACGGTCTGGTGCCTGCTAACCTTGGTGACGGCGATCCGCACCACGCATCCGTCAGGATTTTCCACGTTCCGGCTTCGAACGCAGCGGCGATCTTCCGTGGTGATATCGTTGTGATGGCGAGCGCTGCCATTGGCGTTCAGGGCGGCGCGGACATGCCGTACAACCTCACCGCACCGTCTGCATCGGTGGTGATCGGCGGCGGTGGCGGCACCGGCCTTGGCAACACGTCGATGACGCCAAACGTTACGCGATGGGTGCCCGGCGACGTTGCAGCGACCAGCATCATCGCTGGCGTGGTTGTCGGCTTTGGTCCGTTGACGCTGTATCAGGCCAAGAACGGCTTTCAGTACATCCCGGCGACGACCGAAGCATGGGTGGCAGTTGAGACTGACCCAACTGTTCAGTGCTATGCGACTGTGCCCACCGTGCCCGGCACCGCGCTCAATCTTACGCTCAACTCCGGTTGCGACGTGAAGGCAAATGCCGGTCAGCAGTCGGCACGTTTCGGCACATCAGGCGTGTCGATTGATCCGGCTTCGATTGCGCTGACGGCTACGCTTCCGCTGCGCGTTCTTTCGAGTGGCTATCTGATTGGCAACGATACGACTGCGGCTGGCATGGTGATCTTGGTGACGTTCAACCCTGCCCGTCATTTCCGTGGTACAGGTGCCTTCGTAGCATCGTAAGGAATAGCCCATGGCTGGTATCGACATTAACAATGTCTTTCCCACTTCGAAGATGGCTGGCGCTGCCCGTCTAGGGCAGTCCCAGTTTCGTTCGGTTGAGGGTGTCTCTACCACCATGGTCCGTAGTGACCTTTTGGCTGAACCGACAGCCGACATAGGCACTAACGATGCGCAGCGTGTGGCGGTTGGTGCGGGTACTACTATTCCGAAAAAGTAAAGTCATGACCGGCATAGATGATGCCCACCTTTTTCCAAATTCCAAAAAGGCTGCGGCAGTCCGTCTAGGGCAATCGCGGTTTCGTTCAACTACGAATACCAATACGGCTGGTGGCGGTGGCGGCGGTGCCCCGGTCAATTCGGTGTTGCCAGTCATCAGCGGTACGGCACAAACTGGTTCAACGCTGACGGCTTCCACCGGCACTTGGACTAACTCACCAACTGGCTACACCTATCAATGGCAAAGCGATACGCCTGCGGAAGTGACGCAATTCTTGGCGCGTGCATCTGGCCTTGATGCAGCACATATCAGTGCTTATTCGGCGTTGATCGCCGGGTTAGTGGCTGATGGTGTTTGGCCCAAGTTGGATGTTCTGCACATCTATGCAACGCAAACTGCTGCGAATGCGCAACTCAATTTGATTTCGGCAAGCTATCCGGCAACGTTGATCGGTGCGCCAACCTTCACAGCAGATCGCGGATATACTGGGGGAACGACTGGTGGTACGACAGGTTTAATTAATACCAGCTTCATTCCATCTTCTGCGCCTTCACCGAAATATACGCAAAACTCTGCACACGTTGCCGGGTGGAGTGTGAATGCTGTCGCGCTTAACGCTGACTTCATTGGTGTTAATGCTTATACGGATATCGTTCCAAGATACGGCAATAACAACGTCTATTGCGCTGTGAACGGCAATTTTGGCGACATTACTATAGCCGTTGGTGATGGCAGCGGATTTTTTCACGGTAATCGTTCCGCCAGCAACGCCACGCAACTGTACAGAAATGGTGGGTCTATCGGAACATCAGCAGCAGCATCCAGAACGGTGCCAACTATTGCGATGTATTCAGTCGGCAACAACAATGGTGGAACAGCTTTGGCATGGGGTGGTCAGCAAGCTGCGATAAGCATTGGTGCATCGTTGAATGCAACAGAGGCACTTACTTTCTACAATCGCCTTCGCACCTATATGTCCGCCGTAGGAGTGCCGTGATATGGCTGATATCCCCGGCGCAACTTCATCAACCTACACACTGGTTTCGGGTGACGCGGGTAAAAATATCACAGTGAAGGTCACTGCCACCAATGCGGCTGGTAGTGCGAACGCTACGTCAGCAAGCGTGGGACCGGTTACGCTAGGTCCGTCTGGTGCTTTTCTAGCGCGTACCTCCGGTCTTGATACAGCACATACCAATGCTTACACGGCGTTGATTGACGGGCTGGTGGCAGACGGGGTTTGGGCCAAGTTAGATGTTCTTCGCATCTATGCGACACAGAACCAAGCAACCGCGCTGCTCAATCTGGTATCGAGTAGCTACAATGCAACGATCAGCGGTTCTCCGGTATTCGTTGTAGATCGTGGTTTCTCTGGTTCGGACGGTACTAATTCCAACTACCTTTTGAGCAATTATAATCCAGCAACTGCTGGCTCACCAAAATACACGCAAAACTCCTGCCACATAGCAACGTGGACGTTAAACAACACCACAATGACCAACCCTGAAGTTGGTTTTCAAAGTTCAGGTGGTACGTCAGTTGGTGTTATCTACACGAAGTACACTGACGGACATACTTACGTTCGTCCACAAGCGACAGGGGCGAGCGGTGGTGATGCTGGTATTCTTCTGGATAAAACCGGGCTTATAGGAGCAAACCGTTCCAGTTCGTGGCAAGTTGACGGCTATCGAAATGGTGCCGTGATTTATTCACACGGAGCTACACCGTCTACTGCGATAACCAGTTTGGTGTGGGGCGAACTCGCAATCAACAATGCTGGTCTTAACTACGTTGTCTCCGGTTCACAGCAAGCAGTGGCTAGTTGGGGTGCGTCGTTAACCGCTACAGAGTGGGCTAGCTACTACGCTCGCTTGAATACTTACATGAACGCTATCTTCTCGCCTGTCAGTATCGCTGGTCTGATTGGCTGGTGGGACACCAGTGTTTTTTCGAGCATGACAATTATCAGCGGGGAAGTGAACGGGATCGCGAGCATGGCTCCCGGTGCGCCGGGAACCGCTGGCTTGGGTGGCTGGAACGCGAGCCAGCGTGCGCCCTATTCGGCAACCGGGTTCAATGGCCTTCCGGCCATGGTGTTCAACAACAACGCAATCATGCAGCAATACCAAGCGTTCCCGTTTGGTAGCTCAAAGACTGAATTTACGATCTTTGCTGTTTGTCAGCTTTCAAACACTGCGGCGGACTATGGCCGGTTGATTTCCTACAATGCCAATGGGCAAGCGCAGGACTACAATAACGATCCGTCGTTTGGGCTTTTTAGAGTTGCGTCAACTGCGGCGATCCAAGTTGTGCGCAATACTATAGCTACTCCCGCTATTCCAGTTGCGTATAACACCCCGCTTAGAATTATTTGCACTTACACTTCTGCTGGCGTCTTGACCATGTACATCAATGGTGTGGCTGTCAGCATTGTTAATGGTGGACCGACAACTGCGTTTGGATCAGTAGGGTCACTGTTTATGGGTGCGGGGGAGCACTCTCTTTTAAATAGGTGGGCCGGTCCTGTTTCAGATGCTGGTGTTGCCAATACTGCTGTTAGCGCTGCCATGGCTACGCAACTTGATAATTATCTTGCAGTTAAGTGGAACCTTACTCCATACAATCCGGCATCGTTGTTTCTGGCTCGCACATCTGGTTTGGATGCTACGCATACCAGTGCTTACACAACACTGGTTAACGGGCTGGTGGCGGATGGCGTCTGGAATAAATTGGACGCACTTTATATTTTTGCGACACAAGATAGCGCAACAGCGCTCTTAAATCTTAAATCGTCCAGCTACAACTGCACGGCAGTCAACGGTCCAACATTCACGGCGGATCGGGGGTTCACTGGTGCAACGACTGGTAACAAACATCTCACCACCGGATTTAACCCGGCTACTGCTGGCGGGATGTACACGCAAAACTCTGCGCATTTGTCGCTTTGGAATTTGACCGCAGCGGGGTCCGGTCCGCCTGCTATTGGCTGTCAAGCAGGCACCTCTAATAACGCTTACATATACGCCCCAAACTACAACGGTGATAATCAGCAATACGTGCGTATCAATTCCGGCAGTACCGGCGGCGGAATGGGACCGTCCAACCAAAACACTGCGGGTCATTATCTTGGCAACAGAGGCAGCAGTGGCGCGGTTGATGGTTATCGGAACGGTTCTGCTACCGGGTTCAGCCCAAGTGCGACCGCTTCTGTTTCGATGCCTAGCGTCGTTATGACTATTCTTGGTGTTAGTAATAGCGGCACTGTAAGCGCGATAGACAATCAAGCTGCCGCAGCAAGCATTGGCGCTGCGCTTAGTGCTGCGGAAGTTTTTGCGTTCTACAATCGCCTGTACAGATACTTTATTGACATTAGTGGTGCAGGAGCAGAGGCAAGAGCATTTCTGTTGCGGACTAGTGGTTTGGATATGGCGCATATCTTTAACTACGCAACACTGATTAATGGTCTTGTAGCAGACGGAGTTTGGGCAAAGCTAGACGTATTGCACGTCTACGCCACGCAAGACAGTACGACAGCAAAACTCAATCTTGTTTCATCCAGCTACAATGGTCTTGCTATTGGTTCTCCTGCTATAACATTCGTAGCAGATCGTGGATTTACTGGTGGAACTGATGCCAGTACTGGCGGCTACATCGATCCTGTATTTAATCCTGCTACTGTTGTTTCGTCCAAGCATGTACAAAATTCGGCGCATGTATCAGCATGGCCGTTGACCAATTTTGCCAGTAACACTGAAGTAATTGGTGCCAACACATCTGGTGGTTGGATCACCGGCATACTTACTTGGCACACTACTAACAATGCTTATTTCTACGCTAACACCACGGTCAATACCGGAGTAGCAATAGCCAATTCGGTTGGTCACTATATTGCCAACCGTTCAAACAGCAGCACCGTAGAAGGTTACAAGAATGGTAGTCTGCTGGTCACAAATTCTTCTAATACTTCGGTTGCACCATCAAGTTTGAATATAGTCGCTTGCGGGTATAACCTAGACGGCAGTGCGAGAACGTCAGCGCATCAGCTTGCGATGATGAGCATCGGTGGTGCATTAACTTCGACTGAAGCAACAGCATTCTATACTCGTCTTCGTACCTACATGACTGCCGTGGGAGTGCCGTAATGCCCATCGTATCAAAAATAGTATTGGGTGTTTCACCGCTTCCAACGTCGCAACCGCGACGGTTGGTCAGTGAGCATGCTGGTGAAATTATTGTCCCGCCGCCGGTCAACCACGCACCAACCTATATTGGAAGTCTGGTCGCTAAGGATTTTACAACTGCTGACGCAGGGACCGGGTACCAGTATGCCTTGAACCCGCGTTCGTGGATTACGGAAGATGTGCTTCCGGCTTTCAACGATATTGACGGCGACATACTAGCGATATCGGTAAGTGGCAGTTCAAGGGTTTCAATTGACGTTCTTTCCGGTCATCTGTCCATTCGCTTCGATACGACCGGTCTGACTGTTGGCAGCTACAATTTCACCATTCGCGCGACTGATCCGGGCGGCCTGTACGCTGAACATTCGTTTACGACTACGGTGACGGCGGTCGTCATTGTTTCCTGCGATCCGTATTGGGGCAACGTTAAGCTGTTGATGAGCCTTACCGGTCCTGCGGGTGCTGTTACTTCGCCTACGGATACGCACCTGATTGACGAAAGTCCGGCTGCACACGGTCTTGCCTCTACGTCCCTCCAGTCAAATACGTTCACTGCTACATCTGTTTTGGGTTACCCCACTTCGATGAGTATGCCGGGTGGCGGTTCTCGCATAACTTTTGGAGACAGCGGCGACTGGAATTTGTTCAACAGGAAGTACACCATTGAATACTGGTTCAGACCGGCAACGACTGCATTTGCTTTCCACATAGCGCAGTGGTCGGATTTTGCCGGTGATCTTGGTTGGGTTCTGGATAGCGGCACTAACTATGCCATGTCTGTCAGTACAACCGGTTCTGACAGTCCGGTAAACTGGAGCGGTGGCGTAATCGCAGCCAACACATGGTATCCAGCTTGCGCGGAATTTGACGGTACTAAATATCGCGCCTACATCAATGGTGTAATGGTCGCGTCGTCAACAACCCCGCGCACTGTTTTCAATTCTACTCAAACTCTCAATATCGGAGCGGGTCAGCTTGGCGCGTTTCCGTTTGCGGGTAACATGCAGGAAATCCGCGTCACTATGGATGTGGCGCGGTACGCTTCTGATACTGGCTATACCCCGACAACGGTGCCTTTCCCAAGGTCAGCTTGCGCCACTTGCGGTCAGGCTGCGGCATTCCTTGCGCGAACATCTGGCTTGGATGCTACTCACACCGACGCTTATATTGCACTGATTTGCGGTCTGGTAGCTGATGGTGTGTGGCCGTTATTGGATGTGCTGTACGTCTATGCAACACAGAACAGCACGACTGCGTTGCTCAATCTGGTACAAAACAGATTTAACGGAGTAATACACGGGACACCGGCATTCACGGCAGACCGTGGTTTTACAGGCACGGATAGCAGCACAACAACGTATATCGCTACCGGCTTCAACCATTCTGTAGAACTGGCAACTTCCAGAATGAAGGCGGACGCGGCGCACCTCTCATTGTGGAGCTTGACGGATGCAACGAATAACCATTCGGCTGTAGGCGCAGGCACTGCGGATGGCCTAAGCACCTATAACATCTTCCCAAGGTTTAGCGACGGCAACTCATACTACAGAGTTGTATCCGGTGCGTTTGGTGGTCCGGTCCCCGTCAGTGATCCGCGAGGACATTTCATCGCGTCCCGCACCGGAGGTACGGTAAATTGCGTGCATAACGGTGTCGGGCTTGGCGGAATACTGGATACGATAAAAACACCGGCTAACTTGGAGCTATACACAACAGCGAGCAACGGTGAAAGCGGTTCTTCCGGTAGCGGCATTCAAGTCGCCGCCGTAAGTTGGGGCTACTTCCTAAGTGCGCCGCAATCCACCAGTCTTTTTAATCGTCTATGCACTTACATGAATGCTGTTAGCGGTAACACTATCTGTAACTTTATGGGTTGGGACCCTGCTACATCAAATACTGCGCTGTCTAATAACAATCTGACAAGCACATACAACGTAGTTAATGGTGTATCTCGCGTAGCAGCCATGTATGCCAAAACATCTGGCAAGCACTACTTCGAAATCACTTGGGCTGTGTTGGGTGGCTTTATCAACGGTGGCACTCTGGGGGTTGGACTGACTACGGCTACGTTTAGTGAATTAGTGAGCGGTACTAACTCCGTGATAGTCAATCAGGGTGATTTTTCAAATTGGGGGCAGATTAGAGCCGGTGGTGTCTTTACTGGCTATGCCATCAGTCCCGGTGCTATGTCCGCTGGCACAGTCATTGGAATAGCATTGGACCTTGATAATAAGAAAGTGTGGTTCCGGGTTAGCCCATCCGGTCTGTGGAATGGCAACGGTACGGCAAATCCTGTTACGGGTGTCAACGGCGTGACTGTGCCAACAGGATCAATCATTCCTGTAGGTTACTTCAACACCAATGCTGACACCTACATTTTGAATGCTGGAGCTACAGCTTTCTCAGGTGCAGTGCCATCGGGGTACGCATCAGGTTGGCTTCCATAGGGAGAACTACAATGCCTGCAAAATACGAAGCGATGAAAGACAAGTTCAAGAAAGAAGGTTTGAAGGACAAGCCCGCGAAAAAGAAAGCAGCGAGGATTTTCAATGCCGAAAGGAAAAAGGGGCAAGCCCCTGTCACCCGTAAAAGCTGACCGGCCCAACGTAGACGCCTACCTGTTGGCGAAGCATTCCGGCTTGTTCCAGCCGGGACAGCCGTTTATACTGGCTTTCGCGGTACCGTCTAAAAAGCCAGACAAACCGAAGGGGAAGCCGAAATGACAACCTTCAAGAATAGCGTTAACGCTTTCGGCAGCAGTGCTGGCGATAGTTTGAGTACCAATTCCACCTCTTGGAAGGGGCGCGGTGTTCTGCCGAAGGGCAAGCTTAAATATCCCGGCGCAGCCGGTGATATCTCCGGTGGCAACCGTCGCTTGGCAAAGTCTGATTACGGAACCGGCGGGTCCAGCCAGTGCGTAAAAGGCACGAACGCTTTTACCAAGGGGAAGGGTAAATGAATGTTCTACCGTCCGGGGGGTGGGCCACGCATTAATCAGCAGTACGATGAGGTTTACTCTGACCTTATCAACGGCGCGACTGCGTTCCTGCCTGTGAACAAAGGTGACTGGATCGCGGTGAATGCTTGCCGCGCGTCGATCACCTTTGTTGATCCTGCAACGTCGATAGTGGCAAAGATAGCAACTGCACCTGAAATGCAAATGCTGCTGGAAATGAAAACCATTGGCGGTCAGACCAATGACGAATGCTGGCCTATCGACCAATGGCAGAACATTGTCGTAGCAACGGGACTGCGAGCACATCGCGCGGGGTACGTTCGACTGCGCCTTCTCAACGTCAACAATGTTGATGGCACCGGCATTTCGATGGCTATACAGGTTTCGCGAACCGGTGACAGCGGGGCAAGTTCATGAGTGGCTTCGAAACATCCCGTTTCAATACCGGCATTGTTGCCACGGCAAAGCAGCATGGTTCGATCCTGCGCGGTGATGGTCCGCCAGTCCCGCAGGCTGGCGTGACCGGTGATATGTATACTGACCGTCTGACTTTTCAGCTTTTTGAAAAACGTAATATCAACGGGCTGGATGCTTGGGGTCATTATCTTTGGGTGGTACCGCCACTTTACCGCACTGGTTTGAAATGGTTCGGAGCAAGCCCGCCTGACGATACGCTTGGCATCGTTGGCG